GTCATGGGCTACTGGTACGGCGACCGTTGCCACGAGGATTATCTATCCATCATCGGTGAGATCATCGGTAAGGTGCATGGCTCACCGACAATGTGTAACGGGCTGCCGGCGGTCTGGACGACGGAATTCGGTGAGGAAACCGGCATTGCGGCGTGGCCGCTCGGTCCAGGCTGTACGGGGCCGGCGGCGGAAACCACGTATCTGCGCCCGCCGTTCCCGTTGCTCGAGTGTGAGCCGTACGACTTCACGCTGCTCGGCATCACGCCTGCGGAGGTCGCGTCCGTGGCGGCGTGGGGCTTCGGGGCCATCGTAACCGGGTGGGCCTTAGGGCTCGTTGCGGGGTGGGCAGCGGAGGCAATCCGAAAAGCATAGCGCTTTAACATATCGGCATGCACTTTGCATACCGTAGATTCTCGCTTCGCATATCTTGCTATTCGCTTGGCATGCGTTGCATAACCCGTGGGCATGCCCACATGCAATAGGAGTATCACAAATGGCTGACGTTCTCGCCGCTGTCTCGTTCGGTGAAGCTCTCACCGCGATCGTCGCCCTGCTCGTCGTGGGCATGGGCATCAACATGGCCTTCAAGGGCGCCGGTCTCGGCAAGCGCGCCATCAACAAGGCGTAACCATGGCCGGCGCGCTGCTCGCTTTGTTTTGGGCCATCATCGCCCTGATCGGTGCGTGTGTCGCGCTGGCGGTTGTTCAAGGGGTCGGGGGCCGGATGTGAAGGCGCTCCGACTTCTTGCGTTCTTTCTCGTCGGACTCGCGCTAGGCGGTGGGTCCGTCGCAGCATTCGCAGCGGCGTCCGATTATGGGCGCTCGATCAACCTGAACAGTCCGAGTGGGGGCACCGCGCGGCCGCCCGGATGGTACGGCCAACCTCGCTACGATTGGCCGGATGCGCCGAACGGATGGGGCAAGCTGCGGGACATCAATTCGCTCGACATCGGCGGGAAGCGCGTCGATATCGAAGGGATACGCAAGTTCTCGCCGCGTACGTTGGCGAAGGTGGGCGCGACGTTCGCCAGGGCGGTAGGCCCTATCGGGCTAGGGCTGACGCTGGGGGAACTAGTATGGGACGAGGCGCAAGGGTGGTTGAAACCTGGAGAGCCGGCGGGCGAACATATCGGGGGGCAGTGGTGGGACCCGTATAACGTCGGCGTGGGATTCGTCGGCGCGTCGCCGCAAGCGGTGTGTGATCAGCGGCAAGCGCAAATTGATTGGGCGAAATTGACCGCCACCGCGACGGGTGATCCGAATACGTGGAAGTGTCTTGACGCCTCCAATCAAACGATGGGGTGGGCCTACCTCAAGGAACCGTGTCCCGTCGGACAGATATGGAACGGGACTGCGTGTGCGCAGGCCGGCAACCAGCCGGCGAACGATCTCGAGCTAGAAGACGCGATCTATACCGAACTCGTGGCTCGCGGTATGGGCTCGGAACTGGCGCGACGCTTGATCGCGGCGGGTTACAGACCGACACCGGACGGGCACGAAGCGAATGGGCCGACCTCGGTTCCAGGCGAGACGACCACGAGCAGCACAACGGGCCCGAGTGGCACTACCACGACCACGAGCAGCACGGTTCACAATCTTACCTACAATACGAACAACACGACCAACACCACCACGGTGACGGTCACGAACGTGACGACGCATACCACGACGGCACCGGACGGGACGACCACGACCACGACGGAGACCACGACCCCTTCCGAGGGCCAGCAGACCGAGGAACCGCAATACACCCTGGATTATCAGGGCTCGGCCATGCCGGAGATCCCCGACTTCTATGCGCAGCAGTACCCAGACGGGTTCGCGGGCGAGTGGGACAAGTTCAAGGACAAAGTGGGGGCGTCGCCGCTTGCGGGCTTCCTGACGGGACTCGCGAGCGGGTTGCCGGGCGGGGGAACGTGTCCTGAGTGGTCCGTGTCGCTGAACTTCGGCCACATGGGCAACTTCGGCACGCATGTGATTGCGCCGCCGTGTGCGATCTGGCCCTTCATCAAGGCGGTTATGATTCTGTCGGCGCTGTTCGTTGCGCGGCGTATGGTCTTCGGGGGTTGATATGGGTGGAGTGTTCGCGGCCATTGGCAGGTTCTTCACCGACCTCCTGAAAACGATCACCGACGGGCTGAAATGGCTCGCGGACGTGGTGGTGCAGGTGTTCAAGGACGCATGGGAGTTCTTTACGGACGTGCCGGTCTGGATCTTCGCCCAGGTGCTCGGCGTCGCGGATTCCGCCATGTCGGCGCTCGACCTGTCGGGCCTTACCGGGTTCTCGGGTGCGTGGGGTAGCCTGCCGGGTGAGGTACTGAACGTCCTGGGGTTGATCGGGCTGGCCGAAGCCCTCGGCATCATCGCGGCGGCGGCGCTGATCCGCCTCACCATGCAGGTGATACCGTTCGTGCGCCTGGGGTCGTGACGTGATTAACTTACTGCTCGGTGCGCCCGGTGGCGGGAAGTCCTATGAGGCGGTCGCCTACCACGTCCTGCCGGCACTGTCTCAGGGGCGCAAGGTCATTACGAATCTGCCGCTCGTGCTCGACGAGGTGGCCGCCCTCGATCCGACGTATCGGGGGCTGATCGAATTGCGCCAGGACACGCGGGCGCGACCACGCACCGACGGCAAATATCAGAATCGCGCGCCGTTCTCCCACGCCGAGGACTACGGCGACCCGTGGCGGCATCCCGACACCGGGGCCGGCCCGCTGTACGTGATCGACGAGTGTCATATCCCATTGCCGGTCCAGGGCACGCCGTTGGAGGTCGAGCATTGGTATTCCCTGCATCGGCATGAGTCTGCTGACGTTCTGCTCATTACGCAGAGCTACGGCAAGATCAATCGGGCGATCCGGGATCTAGTGCAGGTCGTCTACCGGGTGCGCAAGGCAACAGCGCTGGGCAAGTCCACCAGCTACATCCGAAAGGTGCAGGACGGCTTACGGGGTGAGGTGGTCAACACCGACGTGCGGGCCTACAAGCCCGTCTACTTTCGCCTCTACCGCTCGCACACCAGGGGCGGCGGCGCGGAGCTTGCCGCACGGGACATCAAGCCGATCTGGTCTCATTGGACAGTCAAGGGTGCGGCCGTGTTGCTGGTCCCAGCCGTCGGTTTCCTTGTCTTCGGGGAGTGGTCGCTATTCCCCGAGCCCAAGCCAGTCTCGCAGTCCGCGGCCGTTGCGTCGGTGCGGCATGCGGCGGCACCGCCCGTGGTTGCGCCGCCGGCCGTGGTTGCGCAGGTCGAAACGCCGAAGCCGTCCGTTGCGGAGGATCGACAGCCGGATGGTGAGGCACCGCCGTTGGAGGGCCTGGGGCTGCATGTTACGGGCTACGTGCGGATGGGGGAACGCATCCGCTACGGGGTGGCGATCTCGCAGAACGGGCAGACCATCCGGCAGACCACGGACGAGGAACTGACACGCATCGGCTACCGGGTTGAGCCGGTCGGTGAATGCCTGTTCCGTGCGACCTATGGCGGGCGCTCGTCGTGGGTGCGCTGTGATGCGCCTTCCATGGCCGCTACGCCATTCGGGGGGGTGCAGACGAACAGGCCGATGGACGCGGCAGGCGGCGGGGGGGCCCCCGCTCGCGGGGGGGACCCGACGCCGAAAGCGCCCATCGGGGCCACGCCGGCACATACATAACGCGAGCGCCCCAGCGAGGGCGCGGACACGCACCGGCACCCGATCCACCGTCAAGGGCGGCGGGGGGCTGGCTGTCCGACGTGACACGCGGAACGTGGTGGTCGCGTTCCACGGCAACGGGTCGCCGGGCCGGGACCACGATCAGCGGACGGACGGCACCTCGACGGGGCGAAGCCCGGATCCTTGATGGCGCGACATATACACGCTCGGGCAGAGCCGGGGGGGAGTGGAACACGCCCCCCCGGACTGCCTCCCCGGCGAGGGGGCTTTTCGTTTTTGCCGCCCTGGTCCTATCCGCTGACCTACTTCTATCACCGCTTGCGTTAAGCGCGGCCAGCGGCTCGGCCGACTGCCAGGACGTGGCAGCGTCGCATCCGGCTCGAACGCGCGCGCCTTCTTCATGGTCTGCTCCTGATTCGGGACTTCATCGTATTTCGACAGTCGGCGCTTGACAAAGAGTCAGTCATGGACTGACAATCTCGTCGTCAGTTCGGAACTGACAAAACCCCCCCCTCCTAGCAGGGTGGAATAAGCCGAAAGGCGAGGGTGAGGCGTAAGCCTCAAGGGCCCGTCTAGTAATACGGGCCCAATTCGGTAGCACGGCGTCTGAACCCGCGATAGCGGTAAGACGGTAGTGCAGCCTTCTTCAATATCAGTTTGGGAGAACTGCTATGAACCAGAACACCACCAGTCCCAGCCCCTCGCACCTCCCGGCCGCGCAAGCGGTCGCGGGGGGTTCCCCGACGCTTGAGCTGCCGCTGTTGATCGACATCGCCTATCAGTGCCGCATGGACGAGCGCGGCGGTGATCCGGCGCGCCTGTTCTGCGCGCGCCTCGTCGGTGCCGTCGAGTCGCGGCATGGTTCGAGCGTGGCGGATACCTTGGCGCTCGCGCTCGGTTTCGACCATCTTATCGGCGTCTGACAATGAGCACCGTGGCCGTTCTCTTCGCTCGAGCGGATTCGCAATATAAGGCGATGCCCGATTGCGATGTCTTCGACCTGGCGCGCGATGCGCGCACCTTCGAAGGCGGAAAGCCTGTCGTGGCCCATCCGCCATGCCGCGCATGGGGTCGCTTACGGACGATGGCGAAACCGCGAGCAGACGAAAAGCTGCTTGGCCTTTACGCGGTCGAAATAGTTCGCTGCGGCGGTGGCGTTCTTGAACATCCGGCGCATTCCACACTATGGGACGCAGCAGGATTGCCAGCACCTGGCACCCGCGATGCGTTCGGCGGCTGGACGCTACCCCTGTATCAGGGGCATTTCGGCCACCGGGCCCCAAAGGCGACCTGGTTGTACATCAAAGGCGTCGAACCGCGAGACCTCCCGCCGATCCTGTTCGACCTGGCATTGCCAGCGGGGCGGGTTGAGAACATGGGCCGCGCCGAGCGCGAGAGCACCCCGCCTGCGTTCGCCCGCTTCCTGGTCGAAATCGCCAAGAGGGCAGGGGGTCTGCAATGAGTACCGCCATCATTGACTTCCTCGGCGTCACGTTCTGGATGGACGCCACGAATGCGAAGCAGAGCATCGAAATTCTGCTGCGGGGCTGGCTCGGCGTGGAAGTTCGCGTTACGGACACGGGGAAGGGCTGGAACGGTTACGCCCATCGCATGGATATTGAGGGTGTCGGCCTTGTCGCGTACGGGGGCAATGCGGATACGGTCCATATCGAAATCACGGGCGGCGGCTGCAAGCAGGTCAAGGACTGGCACGCGGTTGCGGACTCGCTCGCGATGCTCGAAGCTCGCATATCCCGATTGGATATCGCGGTCGATGACTACACCGGCCAGACCTATAACCTGGACTGGTGCCGCGCGCAGTATGAGGCGGGCGGCTTCGACCCGAAGCGGGGCACTAAGCCTACAGCGTCGCTCTGGTCGGACGAGGGCTCCGGGAAGGGTTCGACGTACTACGTAGGCTCCCGCGAGTCGGGAAAGCTCTGCCGGGGCTACGAAAAGGGCAAGCAGCTTGGCGACCCTACGTCGCCCTGGTTCCGTGTGGAGGTGGAATGGCGCAATCGCAAGCGGGATATCCCGCTTGATGCGATCCGGGACCCGGGCGCTTACTTCGCCGGGGCTTATCCGTGCCTCGCGGACCACGCGACCGAGCAGCGGCAGATAGTGACGGTGGCGCACGAAGCTGCGGCCATGATCGAAAAGTCCGTGGAGCATGCCCGGAAGCAAGCGGGCCGTGCGATCCATGCGCTTCTCGCCCTCGGCCACGATGCGCATGAGATTCTGGCGCGTCTTCATGTCCCGGAACTGCCGAAGCGGCTTGCTGCGCCGATTCGCGCCTTCTTGGCCTTGGACGAGTCGGAGCGCACCTATACCACCGCGACGGCTCCGGCCTGGGCGAAGCACGCGACGCCCGAGGAAATTGAATCGCTGTACAAGGCGCACGCGCTGCAACGGGGCCCGTGGCGGGTCGGGCAGGGCACCAACGGACAACGGCCTTCGCAGGTTGCCGCCCCTGCGAACTGGCATCCTATCTTAGCGGCATAAGGAACGAACATGCGTCTCCCCTTCGAACTTACCGGCTATCGCAACCTGAACGGGCGTGCGGACTCGACCAAGCGTTACACCATCGTGGAAGGGCTGGTTACGCTCCTGGATGGGCGTCGGCTCTTCATGGAAGGTTTCCTTAACGACACGCATCACTACACGCCCGGTCCGCATGCCATCGAGGTGCAAATCGACGTGGATCGGAACCGCCGTCTGGCGATCTTCGTCAAGTCCGTCGCGCCGGTCCAGGTCAAGCAACAGGCGTAACGGTCATGGGCTACTGGTACGGCGACCGTTGCCACGAGGATTATCTATCCATCATCGGTGAGATCATCGGTAAGGTGCATGGCTCACCGACAATGTGTAACGGGCTGCCGGCGGTCTGGACG